ATCGTCCCAATTAAACGCTTCCTTTATCAAATTTGCTGTTAATCCCTTGTATTTCTTGTTCAGGAGACCATCTTTAGCGTCAATCAATAACTGCGCTTCTTCCGCTGATAATCCTTCTAACATCTGGATAAACATATTATCTCTTTTCATTTGATTTAATTGTGGATTGCCACCTTTTAATAAATGAAACATTCTTTTCACTTCTTGTTTTAGCCATGTATGCTCTGTGCCTATTGGTGCTTCATTTACTTTATATGGTGGTGCACCTTCTGGTAACAACCACTCACACTTAGGGTCAAAACTTCCCTTTAAAAACATTCTTAGTTGTTCTGTATCATATCGTCTCAATACTTCTAGTTTGCCTGGTTTATCTTTCTTGTTATTAACTTTCATTAATATCTCGTGGTAAGATAAAGCATAATTATCAGCCATCTTAAAACTCCTCTATTTTGCCAATTAACTCTTTCATATCATTGTTAATTAAGTATGTTAAAATACTGCCACGACCTGCAACAGTAGTATTCTTATATGTGTTATATATATCATCTTCCTTTTCGTCAGGTATAAAGTCAAAGTCTATTAGTCTTTGATTACGTTGGAAATTTCTTAAATGATATTCGTTGCAAAAGTCTTTAGCGTCACCACCTTTCATCAATGTTTCAATCCAATACTGCAACTTTTTCTTCATAATAGGCTTTTGTTTTATTCTATTTACAAAAGTGTCATCTGGCGATAAGAAATTAGGAATACCATCTGACGTATCACCTCGTAATATATGTTCCCAAATATACTCTTGTGGATTTTCTGTCTCAACATATTTCTTTTGTATAGGTGAGTATTGAGTTATATTAGGATATTTCTGTAGTTGTTGAAAGTCTTTATCACCAGATATAATTAATATCTTTTCATTACCAAATTCTTTTTTACATATGACGGCAATAATATCATCTGCTTCAACATTGTCTAATTGTACCACTTTGTATGGAAAGTTTTCTTTGATTTCTTCTTTGATTGTATGAATGAGACCAAACACTTCTTCCCAATCTGTGCTACTTGTATCTCTGCCTTCTCTACGTTTTGCTTTGTAATGTTCAAAGATATCTCTACGCCAAGGTGCCGGTCCGTCAATACAGAGGATGACTTCACCTGGATAATCATTTTTAAATCTATGGACAAAACCACGGATACTATTGAGTATCATGTGGCGTACCATGTTAGGTGAGAGGACATTTTTGTCCTTACTCATTGCCAATTGTACAGCGATATTACTTATCGCTATCTGGCTGTAATCTATCAATATCATTATCTATTTCCTCACCTTCAAATTCTATGTCCATGTCTTGTTCTTTACTGACTATCTCTTTACCAGAGTAATCAATTACAGAATATTTTTTCTTACCTTGATTTTCTACATACATCATTTTATCTGTGACGTAATGAAAAGGGTGTTTCAAGTCCATTTCTCTATAGATTAATCCTCTAAATGCTTCCATGAATATACCTACATCTAAAAACGTTTTCTGTCCGTCTTCATCAATACGACCTATATTCATACCTTCGTGTTGTAATGTGCCAATCATTTGTATCATAATATCATCAGCCACAGCGTCAGCATACTTCTTTGTCTGCTGTTTTTCTATCTGTACAGAAACAGGTTCTTTCTGCTCTTTAGATAGAGCTGGTATATGTTTTCCACTTGGAAACGCTAATATTTTCGCTGTCATAACACTACACTCGCTTTGGTTTTGTCCGTCCTGGGTTGGTTATCCAAGACTTTTTTCTTGGTTTTCAACAATTTCTCCAGAAAAGTTAATCTTTCCTTCGTTTATTAGATACTCTCTTAAATCAGTATAACCACCAATGTGCTTATCATCAATCATTATTTGTGGCATACTTCTTACTTGCTTACCTATCATTTCAAACATTTGGTCAATAGTGACTGTATATTTACCATCTTCTCCCTCTGTTGATTGACCTAAACCGTAAGTCTCATAAGGGATATTAAGATTGTCCAACAATGTCTTTGCTTTCGTGCAAAATACACAATTGGGTTTAGTGAACACTTTATACATATTGTACTCCTTTTCCACTATTTATAATCATTTTATCACCGCTCTGATAAACTCTATTGACCAATACCAGATATCGTAAGCGACATCTGGGTTGTAACTCACAATCATACCACCTATAATCATGCCAAATATAAATTTCATATTCCACTCCATAGTATGATTGCAAGTACCATACAAATTGTTAATAACAAATAGATATTGTTATTGTTTCGCATTAGATTAATGCCTCAACTTCTTGCATTGTTAATACTTTCTCTGCTTCTGTTTCACCAACAGGATCCAGATAATCTTTAAGAATAGTATCATCTTCTTTGTTTGTTTTCTTCGCTGGCCATTTTCTCGTACCTTCTGTAGCCTGTGCCAAGTTTTCCCAATTCACCGCATGTGGTAGATTTAACGTACCCATTTCTCTTAGGTATGCAGCCTTCTTTGCTTTTGTTTTGTATGAATGAAATTCTTTGAGAATATCAGGCATTGTTAGCATGTTCTCCATCATTTCTTTTTTGTTCATCTTCGCCATAATGTATTACCTTCCTATATCTTTTATGTCTTTACGTCCCACCACCATTGATGGTCCTTTGTTGTAAGCAGGTGCAACAGTATATTGCTTGCTTACTTCTAACTTAACGTTAGAAACTGGTTTGGTGCCCCCTGCCATTTTTGTGACTAACTCTTTTGTTTGAGTAGTAGGGACAAATGTTTGTAACTTACCAACTTGGTCTAAAGGTATAGACACTTTTGGTCGTCTTAATCGTCTGTTAGGGTCAATACCCATAGACTTCAATAGTTTGTCTTGTTCTGCTTTCGCCTTGTAAAAAGACTTAGTTTTAATAACTCTTTTGAACTTACGAGGCGAACTGTTGTGTGTATAAATTAATGCCATTGTCTATATCCTATCATACTTTGATGTAATTGTCAAGCCTAAAATTATTGTTGAGGAGCGTACTCTTTTTCATGTTCTGCAATCAATGTCTCATATTTTGTGAGTACATTATCAACAGATTCCTCTTGCATTTTAATTTTGTATAGTTCTTCAATAAACGTTAAATAATCAATCATATTATATTCTCCCATAATCTTTTTGTACCATGAACTCACAATCTTGTCCATAGTTATAAAAATAGTCTTCGTCAAAGGTGTAGTCATATACATCTTTGTATTTCTTTAGATAGTCCTCATCATCTATAATATAACACTTAGATGAAAAACATTGGTCTTTGTCAATCTGTATCTCATCATAGGACATTCTGTTTTCGTCATTCATTTTATAGAAAGCGTCACACTCTATCTTTTTCTCCGCAAGTCTGTACGGTGTATAAGTGTTAATCTCTGAATAAGGTACATTTCTTAGAACTGTCCAAGAATTGTCAAAATGACCACCCTCGTGTTCTCTGTCGTAATAACTTCTAGTATAAACTATATGAAACATATTAAATGTATCTCCTATACAGCAGTTAATGCTAGTTGTTCATTCCATTGGTAAAACCCATACCAAAGGATTAGTGCGAAAGTTATATAAAATAGTATAATGTTTTTTTTGTTTTTCATAATATACATAGTTATATACTAAAATGACTAGAAAGTCAACTAAAAAATACAAAAAAGATTAAATTAAAAGTGTTATATTTCAATAATTTAGCGTAGGTGCGACAAGTTGTCAATCAAAATAGTGTAAAAATACCATATAAACCACCAGAAATCACTAAAACTACAGCACAAATGCCAAAAAATGTGTATATTGCCTGGAGTATTTTGGTCATTTGATACTCAGATTAATCACTAGGGTCACTCGTAATTCATCGCTCTTAAAGGTAGGCACTTCATGTACCACACTTGATGGCGTAATGATAAAGTCTCCTTGTTCTGTGGGTATTTGAAAGTATTGTAATAGATAAGAATGCTTCTCGTTTCTTATATCTAACTTCTTATAGAAAGTTGGTCGTAGATATTGATAGTCTCTACCCCAAGTATGTGAATTATGAAATACGGTGGCTTGATGTTTGTTCTTATTGTACTTTAAATAATGAATACAAGTAAAATCACTATCGCCAATATGATTATGTGACCTCATGTATTGTCCTTCTGTCATGGCTGTATAATTAGATATCTGATATGACCAAGTAAATTTACCACCAGTCAATTCTAAATCATTTACAAAACGTGCAAATATATTATTGTAGATAGGGACAATTGTTTTGTATTCTATTTCTTTAAACTTACTATTGCCTCTATCATTGTTACTATGGTGTAGATTACTATTCACATAAGAATCCTTATCCCATTTATTCCGGTGCTTAGATATAGAATAGTTATACTCTATATCCTTTAAAATGTCAGCACTAAATGACTTAGGGTCAATCTTATACTTCCAATAAGGTATGCCAAATATCTGTGTCATAGGTACATGTAATCGTTGGCCAATACTCGTTGATGAAAATGTTTCTCAATATGTTTATCATATCCCCACTTTTGTGGAAAACATAGTGTTGGTGCAATGAAAGTATTCTCATTGACATTTTTTAACTTTAGAAACTCGTGGAATACTTGTTCTTTCAGCCACAGGCCACAGATAACAATTCTATCATATGACTTTAATTCATCTGCTGGTATAAATTTTCTTCTTGTATCACCTTCTTTCATTACAAAGAATGGTTGATTGAGCCATCTATCTTCCGTCTCACCATGTGGCTCCATAGATAGATTTATTTTCCAATCTCTATCTCGTACCATATGTAATCGTGCATTGAGATATTCAATATAGGCATTATATGCCACCTGAATACCCTTTTGTGCATTAACAATGTCTTGTGGTATTGTTTGCCACAGATTAACTATCTGTACTAATACGTTAGTGCCTAGTCTTTTATCTGTTAGAGTTACCATAATGTTTCACCGTATGATTTTTGACTGGTTCAAGTTCTCTATATGGGTCAATGATACAACTACCAGGATTGTCCCATGTTTCAGGTATCATACCCTTATCATGTATCAGTATAGTATAAGCACCACCATCTGGTATCTTATCATAATATACTTTTTGACTACCTAGTTTTTCAATATACCAACCAACTAACATAGAAGGACTTCCTGCCGTCTGGTCAATACCAGGTTTAAATGCTTTGCCTAAAATAACAACTGGCATATTATACTTTAAACAATATCGTGCCATATTGGCTGCTTGTTCTTCTCTCGCTTTCATAATAGCGTCAAACAAATCATAACCCATTTGGTATCTGTCGTTCAATACTCTTAGTGCTATGTTATCTCTTGGATGACAACCACCACCGTCACCAAACCCTGCTTTCATATAACTAGGTCCCATAATTCTTTGTGTGCTATTCTTCAATGCATTTGTCACTACATCTACATTCATATGACCTACGTTCTCTGCCACATCTTGTATCATATTGACTAATGCCAGTTTAGTAGAAATAAAAGTATTATAGAAAACTTTCAATGCTTCTATTTCTTCCCATGTACCTATTTCATATCTACAAATTTTATCTAGTATAGGGTCATATAAATCATAGAGTAAGTCAGCGTCATCACTTGCTTCACCTTCCTCTGTGCCTATCATAATCATTTCTGGATTTCTCATGTCCCATTTTACGGTGCCTTGAGCAATCAAATAAGGATTGTATATAAATCTACCATTCTTTATCAATGGTGCAATCTCTCGTCTTACGGTGCCAGGTAACATTGTAGAGATAACAACAATCAATGTATTCTCATCAACTAAGTTATCAACATCTTGTACGGCTTGACGAATAAAAGAATAATCAAAATCTTTAGGTGGTAAATGACTTGTAGGTTCTTTACCATCATATGCCGGGTCATGTGGCGTTTGTACTGCAATCAATACTATGTCTTTATCTGTACATGCCTCTTGTAACGTGCCAGATAATCCTGGTACATTTACATTTGGGTCATACCCTGTCACATCATGTTTTTCATTTAATACTTCAGCAGCGTCTCTGCCTAATTTACCAAGTCCTATAAATCCTACTTTCATAATTTCTCCATACTGCATACTGGTGGCATGCTCATTTTGTGTTTGTTCTTTCCTCTCATTGTTCTAAACTTCTCCATCACTGCTATAAGATGTGGATCCTCAACGACTTCACCACTTATATCTGCTTTCATGGCACGTTCTAAATCATCATAACTATAACCTAGTTGTTGTTCATCAGTTCTACCATCTTCCCACAAACCATCTGTTGGTGGTGCATCCATGATTTTCTTAATGATATCTAAATGTTCTGCCATGTGATAAACTTCACTCTTATATAGGTCTGCAATAGGTGATATATCTACACCACCATCACCATACTTAGTATAGAAACCTACACCAAAATCTTCACACTGGTCACCTGTTCCTACTACTCCACCACAGCTACTTTGTGCAGCCTGATATAACGTCATCATTCGTAATCTACTACGACTATTGGCAAACGCCAACTCACTATCTGCACATAGGTAATTACTAGCATGTTGAAACTCGTGGAATACTTTTACTAAATTCACAACTCTTTTCGGTACATTCTCAAATTTTTGTTCCAACCACCATGAGTGTTCTAGTGCCAATATATCTTTGTTACGAATAGACATAACAATGGGCAGAGTTCGTAGTCCAGTCAGTGCACATAATGTTGATGTGACTGCCCTATCTAACCTACGAGATATGCCTATGACTACGGTAATAAAATATCTCTTTTTGGT